AATCCTGTAGTAGAACCAGACGTGATATTTTCAGCTACGTTGCTATCATTTGCAACTGTCACGCTTCCTGTGCCAGTTGAAGTTGTGATCGTTCCTGTGCCAGTATTTAGATCATCAGCCGTGACGGTGGTCGTTGACCCACCAACACCCAAGTCAGCGTCTTTGGCGCTGGTATCGGCATAACTTGTGTCAATGCCCATAGCGCTACTAAGAGCGTCCCAGTCAACGCCAGATAAATCTAACGTGCTACTGCCAGTCCCAAAATTAAACATAGGATCAGTAATCGTTACACCACCTGTCTCGCCCGGCTTGTAAAGCGTCACATTTCCAGTATCGGTATCAATGTCTGCACCAACACCGCTGGACGTAATAACACCACTCGCAGTCGAAGTCCCATATGGGTCATTATCAGCCTGATTACTTTGGAAATCAAAAATCGTTTTAAGCTGACTAGAAGTATCTTCCGCACCACCGCCCGGCAAATACGAAGACGAATCTCCGCTTAAAACCTCATCTGCAAAACTGGTAGAGGTATCTGCACTGCCTGTAAAATAATCTTTTACCGCTGACACATCGCTCAAAAAATCATTTTTTATTTCAGCTAAACTTTCACTAAATGACCATCCACCATCGTTACTAGAAGCAGCGGGTTCATCATCGTCATCATCATCGTCGCTGCTCCACCACCAAAATGCTGGAACACCGCCCGGACCTTCAATCGGGGGCATACCGCCCCTAATTTTTTGCAACACCGCCTCTTCTTCAGGGTTGATATAGGACAGAGCGTGAGGCTGACCCATGATCTCAGTTTGCCTTGGAATATTATCAAACGCAGCCATTGGAACTTCCTTTGGCGTATCCCTAGATTTGAAGTCCCATGCAGATAAAGACGCAGTGCCTTTTTGCTTCAACCTATTGGCGTTTCGTTGGTTCATGCGATGCTATCCGTAATCTGACCGTCAGGGGTATAGTAAGTTACATTGCCAGCAGCATCTGTGATGCTGTATCCTTTTTCATACTGCTGTTCTGGCCCCTCAACCGTCAAAGCACCAACCGTTTGGGCTGTGTTTCCAAACTGTTCTGGGCTTAGAATGCGGCCATCTGGCGTTTCATACGCTATTGATCCGTCTGCCAACTGAATACGCTTGGCTGTGACATCAAAGTTTTCACCAGTCATGAACTGACGCATATACGCTGGCATAAAGGCATAACCCCCACCACCGCGTGTAAAGCGATCATAGTCTTTGTTGCCGCTGCGCATACCGTAAAGCGTCTGACGACGTGACCCCTCATCGCCATAATCGACAGCAGCCGTCGAAACCGTCACATCATCCGCTGACTGTGGGTATGGCACGGACGTATCTGCAACTGCGTAGTTTACCGCTGCATTGATTGCATCCTTACCAGACAATTGGCCAGCAATACTGTCCAGATCCGTGTTTGTTGATGTCTCTGGGCGGCCGGGGTAGCCAAAGTTGCCAGTCAATTCCCTTGCGCCAGTGTACAAACCAGCCAAACCACCTGTCAAAGCTGACCCAACAATAGGCATATTCAACACACCAGCGACCCCAGTTGGCTCCAAGCCTGACCCCAATGGTGTTGCACCAGACGCATTCGAGATTTTTGACACAAAGTTTTCATTCAAGCCGCCAGTTTCATTAGCTTCTGCATTCGTAACGTAGCCGTCTCCGTTTAAGTCAGCCAGTTCGCCACCTGAAATGCCAAAGCTTTCACCGCCAAAATTCTTGCCACCACCGTCGATCATATCTTGGAATGCACTGACTGTCGTGCCATCCGCTCTGGTGTATCCCCACTTATCGTCGGTCTGTGTCTCGTTGTAAGTGCTTGTGTTTGTCACAGGCGCTGGGAGAGTGCTGGTAAAGCTTGCTGGGATTGGGTTGTCGTCGTTTGACGTGTCATTGGCAGAAGCTGAGACTGTTCGACCAGCCGAAGTTGTGTCGCCAGAAGACAAGCGATCACCTGTGCGATCATCTACCAAAACGCCATTCACATAAGACGCACCATCGTTTGGCGTAAAGATATTTGCCAGTGTTTCTGTAAAGCTGTTGCCGCTGCTACTGCTGCTGCTATTGTTGTCATTACCGCCGCTGTTGTTGCTGCTACCGCCGCCGCCGCCACAAAATCCACCCATTACGCCATCCTCGCTTGCTGTTGTGGTTGTTGTTGTGGTTGTTGTGGTTGCGCTGCCACATTCATTTGAGGCTGTGGCATTGCATCCGCAATCGCCGCTAACGCACCAACATCGCCATTGCCCATGCGCTGGCGAATTTCCATAACCTTGTTAAGTAAATATTTGTTCATGTCCATTGGTGGACCACCCTGTGGCCCCCCTGCTGGGGGAGGGGCAGAAGAGGGACCACGCTCTGGACCCTGCGGCAAACCGCCGAAAGCCGCTGGGTTGATAGGGGGAAGTCTATACTGTGGGGGGTACATTATTTTTCATGGCCTCCATCTGTATCTTCGCCGCGTTTTTCTCTCTCTCAAGCTGCAACTCCGCTTCCAACTTGCGGATCTTCGCTTCTAAATCTGCTTGCGCTTTGGCCATTTCGATCTCCATATCCTGACGAGCTTCTGCTTGCTTGATCTGGATTGTCGATTGTGCCTTGGCCTGATCTGCTTCGATCTGTGCCTGTGTACGCGCCTTCAACGCCTCTGTCTCTAGCTGCGCCAATTGCTGTGCGTACTGCAATGGGTTGCCCTGTTGACCGCCCTGACCACCCAAGCCTCTGATCGCTTCGATCTGCTTCATCTGTGGTGAAGCTGCGACAACTTGTGCAGCACGTTGGCTGATCAGGCGATCTTGCTCTGGGTCCACGTCGCGGAACTTGATCTTCATTTCTCTGAAGTCTGGCAGCGGTGGCATCGGGATGTTGATGCTTGCTTCCATGCGCTGGCGATAGAGCAGCGCAATGTGTTCCGCAATGTGCGCAATCAGGATAGGCTGCATCTGTTTGGCGCCGGGGTTGCCAGCAAGCGACGGATCTTGAAGGAACTGCATGTGGACCGCAATGTGTGCGTCGTGATCTTGCTCTGGGAACGCGCGGATTGGCTTGCCATACATCACGCTCATGTTCTCGTCGATTGGGTCCATCTGCACAGCCTCTTCAGGCTTCTTCAGAATCTCATCGATATTCGGAATGCGGATCGCCTCGTACATGCGCTTGTATGCTTCGTAAAGATCGTGAAGCTGGGGCGCTGACCGTGCCATCTCCAACACCGCCTGTGCCTGTGCGATGCGCTGGGCTGTCGAGAAGATGTTGGGGTCGCTGACTGGAATCACGTCAATGCGCTGATCGAAGTCAGAACGATAGATGATTTCAGACGCGCCAGCGTGTGAGAAGCTGAACTCGTCTGGAAGATTCTCTGCGTTAAGCCCCGCAAGCAGCTTGAACTCTTGGCCTTGCGCATAGTGAAGACGCTTGTGGATTGCACTAAACGCCTTAGATCCCTGTTCAATTAGCGCGACAGTAGACCCAACTGGGGCATTGGGGTTTACGTCACCGACGTTCAAGTCAGCGGTACTTGCGAATCGCTGCCCAGCATCCACAATGTACCCAAGCAAACTGAACAGGGAACTGCTTGGTTCTTTAAACGGCAGCGGCATGATTGCCTTGTTCACGTCATCGACTGTGCTGTCGATATCCACGAACTCGCCGGGGTTGATCTGAATGTCACCGCCATTGACGCGACCACGCAGCTTGAATCCACCCTGCATGTTGGCGAATGCGGCACTGTCGAGTAGGGCGCGAAGAGATCCTGTCGCTGCCTTGCCCAGACCACCGATCATGTGGTAGAGGCCAAAGCCATAGAAGCCAAGTCCGGGTAGGAACTTGTAGCTCACAAACCAGTCACGACGCTTCTTACTCTCATCGTCTTCGCTCCAGTTACGACGGACGCTAACGATCTGTTGGTTGTCATAGTCGATGGTGATGACGTATGGGATTGCGACTGCGTTCTGGTCGTCTTCGTCGTCAACCTGACCGTCGATGCCGTCAAACAATTCATAAACGTGCATCTCAAGCAGCGTCATGACCTTGTCTTGCGCGTCATCCATGTACTCATCGACGCCTTCGATCTCCCCGATCACATCTTGGATTGGATCTGATGTGTCACCAAAGTAGCCGCTTGGTAGGTAGTAGCCGTTTTTGACGTACTTGTTAAAGTCGTTCTTCGGCATTCGAATGATGTGAGTGTAGCGATTGGACGTGTAAAGATCCTTGCTCTCAGGCGCGACGACAAAGTCTTCTGCCTTGACGAACTGGCTGCACTGGCGATCCATGTTCGCATCCCACCAGACCTTCTTGAACGTGTGGCCGATCAATGGAAGGTGGAACAGCATCTGGTCTAGATCAGGGAAATACTCAGGCATCTCCTGAGTGATCTGGTAGTTCATGAAGTCACGCACACGACGTGCTTGCTCTTCCATCGCTTCGTCTGGCTCACCAACAATGATGGTCTTGACTGGACCGCCTGATGGGTAAAGCTCCGCGATGGCTCTTGCGTTGAACTGGGTCGCTGCCTCTGCGATCATTGGGTGGACGACAACAGACAGACCGCGCGTTGCGCGTTCATCTTCGCCTTCGTCAAGTCCACCGTCTGGGTCGAGAGTCTTCAAGCCTTGCTTGTAGCGATCTTCCCACTCTGAACGTGCTTCCCTGTCGTTCTCGAAGTCGGCAATAAGCTCTTGGGCTTTCCGCTTTAGCTCACGCTCATCAATGATTTCAGCGAGGTTCTGATCAAACTCAGCGTCCTCAAGCTCTTCCATCATGTCTAGCTCTGGGTCACCAATAAGAACATCGCCATTGTCAAGCTCTTCAACAATCAGGTCATCAGGTGGAGCGCCTTCGGCAAATGGAATGATGTTTTCTGGTTCAGCCATAGAGCGTCATCCTTTTAGTTTCTACAAATTCATCATCTTCTGGGTCTTCACTATGCCCAATAAACCAGCCTTTGCGTAGCCGTAGCCAAGCCTGAGTGCATGTATCAACGATATCATCATTGGGATGCGCTGGGAAGGCTGCACAAATGTCTATTAAGTCTTTAGCCCATTTTCGGTTGGAAGGGAAGAAAATCCTTCCATCTTCCAAAAGCGCACTCGACGCATGGGCGCGAGATTCCTTGTCGCGATCTGGGCTGTAAGGGATGACAGGTATGCCAGCCATGCGCAGATCCTGTAGCAGAGATTGGCCTGACGCCTTCTTTTCGATCAGGACCGCGTCTGGTTCCCACTCATCGTATGCCTCTTGCGCCAGCATTCGAAGCTCTGGGTAGCTGACCTTGTCCCACCAAGCCTCTAGCACGATGGCGCAGTCGTATCCCTTATGCTTGAACACACCCCACGTTGTCCGTGCGCTGTAGCTGGAGCTTTCCTTGGACTCGAATGCGGTGTCGTAAGACTGGATGACATAGTCGATCTCTGGCAGATCCTCTTGCTCCCACGGCACCCACCAGCTTGCCTTTAGGATGCCGCCACCCTTCGGGCTTGGCCGCTGCTGTAGCTGACCAGCCGCTGCGTAGCTGCCAAGGCTGCGCTCCAGTGTTCCTAGAGTTTTCTCATCAATCCGCTGTGGCCAGAGCAGTTCGCCTTCGGCTGTGCGTGGATCTGTGAAGCCAAGGCTGGATCTGGTTGGCGTTGGATGTCCAATCTCGTATCGGGCTGGCAGACAGAGGTGGTCCCACTCTTCCCCAAGCTCATTGGCTAGGATGTGGCCAGTCAGATCCTGTTCGTGGACGCGCTGCATGATGATGACGAAGGCACCAGTGCGTGGGTCATTGAGTCGGGTCTGCATGGCCTGATCCCACCACTCTAGGACGCCTTCACGCACCTTGGCGCTGTCGCTGTCCACGACGTTGTGTGGGTCATCGATGCAGATGATGTCACCACCGTCACCAGTCAGAGCGCCCCCAACTGAGGTGGCGATGCGGTAGCCAGTCTTGTCATTCTCGAATCTCTGCTTCTGGTTTTGGTCGCCAGTCAGCACGAACTTGTCTGCGAAGTGTCTCTTGTACCACGGACTATCGATCAGGCGTCGGCACTTGGTGCTGTCCCTGATGGACAGGGAAGAGGCATAGGATGCGTAGAGGAACTTCTTGTGTGGTTGTCGCGTCCACGTCCACGCAGGGAGCGCCACAGCCACGCTGATAGACTTCATGTGTCGAGGTGGCACGTTGATGATCAGGCGCTTTATGTCGCCTTCTACAACAGCCTGTAGGTGATCTGAGATAGCGTCAACGTGCCAGTTGTTCTGGAAGTCAACGCCCGGCTCAATCGTCGGCCATGCTGCTTTCGTAAACTCCCTCAATGATCTGCGGTATTTCTCCGCTCGTACTTGATCCAAGGTGAGATTGCTCAAAAGCTCGTTCAATTGCTGCGAGTTCATCGACGCCAATCCTTGTGAGATCCAGTGTTACTCTGTTCTCTGTTTCTACTTTATGCTCTTGCTTATCGACCCAGCCAGCGCGGTTCTTCAAGAAGAAAATGATGGCTGTGTTGTCGCGATCTACGGTGGCATTGTGGAAGAGAGCGTTGGTGACTTCTTCGATGCCAAGGGACTCGCCCCTTTTTATAGCGTCTAAAAACTCTAAATTTTGGGCCTGATAATTGTAGAAGGTTGCGACTGAAATACCCAGCGCTCTTGCGCACTGTTCGCGCGTCAGACCCTGTGCCATGAGCTGTTCTGTTCGTTTTAATACTTCTTCGTTGATCTCAAACTTTGGCCGACCAACTGGGTTTTTCTCTTTGGCTTTCGACATCTGTTTGCCTTTCATTTTTTGAAAAGATAATTCAATTCTATAAAAAAATAAAGACCCACCGAAGTGGGTCTAGTGATGAGCGTCAGGCTCACAGGCATGATTTACATTCACATGGTAAAGCTTTTTGCTGTGGCTGTACACATTTTTCTTGGATTTGGTGTGATTCCTACGCGCCCAAGGTCGAGTCGATCAGCGTCCCAACAGACTTTGACGGTGATGTCGTCGTGATCTGTGTATCCATCTGAGTGGTAAATCATGGCCTCTTTGAGAATGCCCATGTCGCGACTTGAGATGTCGAACAGCTTGCCTCGCAAAGTATCTGCGTGGAAGGCTGCTCGAAGCCCGTGATCTTTATCGCGATATTCATCGTTGCGTTCTACGTCGTGAAGTAGTGCGAAGAGCTTGACGATGTTTGGGTTTGCGCCTTCGTGTTCAGCGAGGATAAGCCCAACGTTGAGGACGCGCATCCAATGGTTCCAACCGTGATCGCCATCATGATCTAGCTTGAAGTGATTGTAGCAATGTCTTGCGAGTTGCTTTGTTACCATGCAAGCATCACCACAATAAGAGCTAAGATAAAGACGATGAAGGCAGCGCCAGCGACGATTTCTTTGACGATTCCGTCTGGCTTGTTGTCATGAATGTTGACGTGGCCTTTCAAATCAATTGAGATCCACTGATCTTTGTTTGCTGGCAGTTCAGCTTCTTGTGTGTGGACCCAGATGTATGGAGATCCGCGACGTTTGCTTGTGTTTTTTTGCACCCAGTCTGGCATGTCTGCATCGAAGCCAGTGAACTTCCAAGATTTAACTATCATTCTTTTTTACCTTTCTCATTTTTGAAATGTGGACTGTGAAATGCACGTCATCGATGCGTACATTCCAGATACCCATGTAGTCGGTTTTTTCTACGACCTCTGCGACTTTGCCGAAGTAGAAGTTTTTAGGATCTATGACTTCGACAGTGTCTCCAGACTTAAACTGTTGCCTGTGCATTTTGTCTCCAATCTGCGTAGAGTTTCTTTGCAGCGTCGTGCCATGTTGTTTTTTGGATTGGACTTTCAGCGTGGCGATGATGCCATGTGACTGTGTCGCGAGTTGTTCCACAAGCTGCTGTTGTGGTTTTGTAGATCTTGCCAATGGCGATATATTTCTCTTCGCCATATGGTCTGTATAGGATGTGCGCGTAAGCGTCTTCACCACCACCGAAGACTTTAGCGATGATGTCGAAACCATTTTTCTGGTGCTTCATGATACGATTGTAAGACATTACACGATCTCCTTTGCTTCCATGATTTCTAGTAGGTCAGCGCGTGACCAAGCACGACAGATGATGCGGTTCATTCCGTGTGCTACGTCTGCTGCAACCCACTTTGTGCCAAGCTTATAAACAAGAATGTTTTCTGCGCCTTTGACGCACCACTCAGCAGCGCTCGTGCCAAGTCCGTTTCCGTTCCACTGTGTAGATTGTGTTTTAGTAAGTTTGATCATTTGCTTTCTTCCTTTCTTGCTTTCTCTATACCAGAGATAAGAGTTTCTAATCTGGATTCAATACCAAATCAAAACTTTTTTGCATTATTTGCAAATTATTTTTTACCCCAGATTTAAAGTGACTGGCATGTAGAATCCGATTTGGGTATCTGTTGACTTTGCGTTGGCGTTTCTTTCCCAACGTAGGATGTTTACTTCGTCGGACATTTCGGATGCGATGGTGCAAGCGATCATGACTGCGATGGGGTCACCCCCACCAGCCCATAGGATGTAATCGTTTGGCCCGAAGTCTTGCAGACGTTCTCTGGCTTTCTTGATTGCGAGGTCTGGTTGGAACTGTGGTTTGTCTCCATCTTCGAAGAGGATTTTGATTTTACCGTATCGCCCAGCGTCGGACAGATCTGGAGTCCATCCGAATTTGTTTTCTTTTGGTCGTTGCACGACATAGACTGTATCATTCATTGACATTGCTTTGTTCCTTTTTATCGATTGCGATGCATAAATTATTGAGGCTGTTGGACGTAATGATTGGCTGTCCATCTTTGTGAGCTTTCCAGATGCTTTGATTGTACATCATTCGAGATCCGCTATTGATCAGCCACCCTTGGTATTCCCAAGGATGCTGAAAGTCGCCTTTGCGTCTGGTTTTTTTGAACTGGGGTTTCATGCGACACCCATCAGCTTTTTATAATCGGCCATCGCCTGATTGATGATTGTGTTGTAGGCCAGATCGACTTGAGGCCATTCGCCTTTGAGGTCGAGCTTGATGTACCCAGCGAGGCCATGCATGAGAGGTGAGTTATCTGGGCAAGAGTGACCACACTTGATCAATGCGTCTTTGAATGAGTTGCCTAGATCAACGATGATTTTATGTGCTTGAGTTAGTTCCATGTGCTTTCTTCCTTTCTTTGATAAATGTCATTTATGTCGGATTAATGGCAGTTTCAAGATCTGCCATAAATAATTCTTACGAAACACCTTATTTATATAGGTAATATATATATTATATTATTATTATTATTATTATTGTCATTACGTCATACCCCCCCTTTACTACCACCTCTAGGGGATATGGGTGGTGGGGTGTAAAAGTGCTAAATACTATCTGCCAAATTGACATAAATGCCATTAATACTAAGCCGTTGAAAACAGGGCAGAAAACTGCCCTATTTAGGAATGACATAAATACTGCCATTAATGTGTGGGTGGTGCGAAGTAGGCGAAACGAGGCTTTCCACGCTGTCCTACGTTGCTTTGGCGGCACTCAATGCCACGGTCTTCGGTGAGTGCATCCAACACGTCTTTGCGGCGTTTAGGTTCGAGGTTGGCGAACTTGGAAACGGAGCGTGAGATGTCACGTTCTGTGATTCCTTCGAGGCCAGCCTTTTCGATCTTGGCAAAGACTTCTTTGCAGCAAGCTTGGAACGGACCTTCGGCCATGTTCATGCGGAACATTTCGATGGTTTGGTTTGCGTAATAATCGACGTATTCGATAGCCCAAATCATGGCATCTGGCCCTATCTCTTGCTGGTCCATTGACCGTGCGATGATGAGGGATAGGCGCATAGCGATCTCGCGTGATCGATTGTACATGGCTTCCAACCCTGTGCCTGACTCTTTCCTGATGGCATC